TGGGGATGGTGTGTCTTGTTCATGTTATTTGGTGTTAGAGTAGTATCCGCAAATAAACACGAAAACACCAAATAAAATCAAGACATATACTGGGTAGGTTTCCTGTGAGAACAAATACTCAATCATTCGAAATCCAATGGTTTAACTGCTGGTATTTCCAAGAAGTCTTCGTCAAGAAGGAAGCGAAGAACATCAGCTTCAGTCAGTTCATTAAAGTCCAGTAGCTCTTCGAAGCTGTAAGTCTCTAGCAGATGTTCTGCTTCTTCGTATGTAGTCAATTAACTCTGGCTTACTTGCCACCATCCTAGGATGAGACAGATGAGGAACATTCCGGCAGCGCCGACCATACATCCAACGTAATAGCCTCGATCATAATCACTCATTCGCCATTCTCTTCATCTGTGGGAGAAGGTCTTCCAACTCAGCTGTCAGCATTACACGGCAGGAATTGATCTTACGATCTTCTGTGTTCATGCGTACAGGATTGAACTCAACGTCGTTATTCGATACTTCCTTGTAATCAAGGATTTCGAAGAAACGCTTCACAGCAGAAGCGAGGTTGGAGTGAGGAGGAAACTCCCACCTATGTGTCTCTTTGTTATAGCTCATTTTTCACCTCGATAAAATCTACAGCTGGTCCTTGGGTATCGTTGAACACTCCGACGACAAGACGTCCTGTCTTCCAAGCGAAGGTATCCAGATCGGTACGAAGTTCCCACGTGTGAGGGCCATCAGCAAACTGATGGTGTCCGTGGACCACGTGCTTACCACGGTATCCACCTTTGTCGTTCTTTCCGTACAACATCCAGAACAATTGCTGTGGGTCCTGATCCTTAAGATCGAGATCGTCGGCAGGAATACCCGCATGGACGAAGACCTGCTTTTCAGTCTCGTAGAAGACTGGAAGTGAAGCCATCCATTTCACATGTTCTTCGGGAACACATCCAAGATGATAAATCTTGTTGTAGTACTTACCCAGAGTTTTCTGGGCTCCGTAACTTTCCAGAGTAGCGTCGCCACCATTACCAACCCACCAATCTTGGTCAGGAACTATTCCTGTAATGGTTTGGACAGCCATGTCTTCGTGGTTGCCTTTTAGGCAGATGACACCTTCAGAATCATTTTGAAGAGACATCAATGTTTCGATAATTTGTCGAGACTTCTTACCGCGATCGATGTAATCACCAAGAGTGATAAAACGGCAATCAGAATGATCGAGACCAGCGCAATCGATATAGTCATCAATCCTATCCGTAGCTTTTTCTAGAAGATCGAAGCGACCGTGGAGGTCAGCTATTGCGAAGTATGTTGTCATTTTATCCAATCCTCTGGGATTGATCCTATAGCCCAAGGGAAGCCGTACTTATCGGCCCACTTAATGTATTTCTTATTCTTGGAATAGAATACAATCCGGATGTCTAATTCCGGGTGCATTACTTTCACCGCAACCATTTTACGCATGGCTTCAGGTCTGAAATGCCCTTTAGCTTCTATGTACAGTTTCTTTTTTGGAACATAGAAATCCGGATTGTATGTGCCGTAGATTACGTACGGAAGTTTCTCCGTCTCATAACCAAATTTTATCTTAGTCTTCTTGAGTTCGTCGTAGAGACGTTTCTCAAACTTATTGCGGGGGGATTTCAAGCTCGTTATTCTTAACCCAATCAGACACTTCTGCCCATGTTGGGTAGATGTACTTCTTGTTCTTGTAGTCGGTGAATTCACCGTTCTTCACGTACCACGAGTGTTCGATGATGTAACCATTTTCGCATGGCTTAATTTCATAGCTTTGGTTCTTCATTATTCTCTAATCTTTCTATACGTTCTTCTAACTCTGCCAGCTTCTTCTTTAAATCTTTGATGGCGAAGAAAGCTGCATTACCTAAATTCTTATTTGCCGTCGTTGTACACCACCTGACTACTGAACTTCTTGTCGTTGCTAAACACTTCAGTAAGATGTTTAAAACATTCGTCTAGGTTGGTGTGGTACACAGTACTGTTCGGGCTTTCTGACCACTCAGAAGTGCTCGTGTATCCATTCACGATTTTCTTTATGTGTATTGTATTAACCATTATAAACTACCTTACCATTCTTGTCAACTTCTGTAACATCCGGCTTCCTTACGACTTTGGTGAGGAAGGTTGGTCCGCTTGCGTAGAGAAAGGTACGTAAGTGTGGCCAACAGAGATACTTTTGTGGGCTGTAGCTAGCTCTAGTGCCCAGTTTAATATTTCCGGACTTACCGTCGGGTACTGTTTCGCAAGTACAAGGTGGAGGCCTATCAAGAGCGACGACGTCTTTATAAGTTCTGATTCGTTCTCTAATACTGGTTTCGCGTAAAGTATGCTCATATAATGCTAAATGTCCTAATGTTTTATCGACTGCGAGGAGGTACCCCTTGTTCTTCACCCGAACAAGAGGGTCCTCACGGGATGCCAACAGATAACCATCAAGCTGGTCCAGATAACCAAAAGGGTCGTCTGTACGGATAGAGCCTGACTGGAATTTTTTGAAGCCCAAGCTACTAGTAGACTTGACGTCAACGATGCAACCGTCGATGACGCAATCGCGATGACCGCGTATACCATCAACCCAAAGTTCATCTTGCTCTCCTGTTACTTCGTGGCCAGATGCTTTGGCCATCGCTATTACAAGCGCTTCGATAATGTGTCCGTAGGTGTATTTAATTCTGGCGTGGGCTGGGAGTCTTTCGCCATGTTCTGGTGAATGAATAGAGTGCCACAATGCGCAGTGGCAGCGTGGACCCATCTGTGATAAACGGAGACGAGGAACTTGGTCTGTGGATCCAAAGTTTTCCACAAGTCTTGATCCCAGTTCTCCACTAAACTCTTTAGCGAGGGCTTCATCGAACCACCCTTCCCTCTTTCCAACTGTATCGTAGATATCTTCTACTAATGTATAAATTGATTTCATTATGTACCTAAGTGTGGGTGGAGCTTATCGCTTACAGGGCCACCACCCACGATTATTTAGTGAGGGAAGATCATCTTCAGAACGAAGCCAGCGCCGAGGACACCGATGAACGGACCTGCGGTCACGAGCAAGAATGCACGCTGGAACGTGCTCAGCTCAAACTTGTCTTCCTTCTTCTCTTCCTTCTTCATCATCTTCTCGATCTGTTCCTTCGCCTTCTTGATACGCTCCGCTTTCGCTTCCAGTCGGAGGTATGTTTCAGCGAGATCAAGATCATCGTCTTCCCGCTTCTTACGACGATCACGTCGTACGGGTTTCTCAGCCTTCGCTTTGAAGTTGCTGAGATAGTCCATCACGTAAATAAGATCCTTACCGTTCATGGTCAGTCTCCGTGATTGGGGGCTTTAACGCCCCTTCTTGTTAAGGCGGCTGAGGGTTTTGCGGGCGGAATTGCCCGGATAGTTCTAACATCTGAAGCCCTCCATCAGATAGAACACGCTAATCTGGCGTGAATGAAATTCAGTTTCGGACGAATGGAGCAGGAGTTTCCGTGTGCTGGTGATTGTTTTCACAATCTACTATCTAGCTATGTAAGAAGCCTTGTCCACACATACTACCTCGGTTCGGTTGTCGTCAGCGCCATCGCGCAAGATCACACCTAGCTTTCAAACATCGTTGCTCGCTTCATCGGGACCGCTGTCTCTACCAGACTGGACTATCCCAGACGGCTGGTCTGGATTGTTACTACAATCATGGTTGATCTTCCGATTAGGCCCTGCGAATGTACGCAGTAGTTCATGCACCCCACGATAAACCATCGCTGTGCCATCGTCAAGTGCTTCCGCTTGTCCCACCTAAGGTTCGCAATGACTTCCGTTTCACCAACGGAAGGTGGCTTAAATGACGACTGTGTGCTGCTAAAGCGCAGCGTGCCAAGGTTCCTGAGTAGGAGTGTATACTTGGACAGATGCTCCTCCTTCAAAGGGAGGGACGGCTACCTGCAAGTAACGGTCCTTCAGCAGTGCTGTGGCTCGGATTGAGAGTCCGAGTTAGGCTTAACCTTTAGAGCAAAGAAACGGTTGCCCTTCCCCGTTGCATATAAGAGCGCTTACCTTATGGTGTCATTTCCATGTGTCCACAATCCAAGAGCGGTGCTCGACGCCGCATAAGCTTCGTTTCACGGAAGCCGCATAACCACACAAGCGATCCATACCAACACTAGAACGTCTACACCTAGACTAATCCCTGCAGAATTGCACCGAAACCAACCCCCTTGGATTGGGCGTGACTGCCACGGACTCGAACCGTGCGGGAGTTCTTTGTGCTCATTCCTCTCAGGTCTCGTTCCTCAACCCTTCCCCTGATCCCTTTCGAGAATTGGGTACTCAGCTTTCGCTGTGGCGGTGTCGAACCGCATCGCAACAGAGGGGTAGAATGAGAGATCATGCATGTTTTTCTGCCATCTTGACTTGTTTCGTTTGTCCTTCACCACGTTGAGGTACCAATGGGTCCGCGTGGCTGACACTTTGTCAGGCTGTACCTGACTAGGGCTAACACACTTATCCTGTTTGATCTGACCGGCTAATGAGACCGGCGCATTCGGCTTACGCTCGTCTATTTGCGCACCCAACCATTAAAATACGTGTCGCACGTATCCAGTTTGAAACCACAAGGATTTCAAGTCTGGTGTCCCTCTGGGCCTATTGCGGACTATAACGTCTGTCAACGGATAGACTGCTTCAGCGGATCATGCCTTGTTAGGGGTTACGATTATTCTGACGACAGCTCCGGGCTATTAATCTACCCGACCAAGTATCGTTTGCTCTTTCCGTTGGAAGGGAAAGAGACGCGACATCAGGCTCCGATCACAACTCGGAGTTGCGGATTACACCTGTTGAAGTCCATTTCTGGATCATAGGCTCACCTCCACGAGGGACCTACTTCGTGATTTGTGTCACCTGAAGGGTCATTATGACCTAAGAGGGTGGACCGTTAAGCCCACCCAGAAGTAATTATCCACCGTTCGTCAGAGCGGAGGGAAATTCATAACCAGCCCCAATCTCGCCAGTATGAGTACGAGCAACAGGCTTCTCGTTCGAATAGTCGTGGCCTGGCCTCTCCGGTTCCAGCTGAGGGAACTTCGGCTGTGGGACGATCGGCTCCGTGATCAACGGAGGACTGGCCTTCCGAACACGGGTGATGGTTTCGAGGACGAAGCCTTCGATCGAGGACGATTTCTGGTCCAGCTGTTTGCTGACCCATTCGATAGCTTCAGCTTCAGTGCTCAGAGCCTTGCTGAAGACACCGCTGCACATTCCGACATATTTCACAGACGTGGTGCTCAAGTATATATCCTCCTATGTGGCAGTATTGCCAAATAGAAAGGGAGACCGCAGTACATCCGTGCGATCTCCCTTTGTTCTTGTGGACTAGGCTTTATCAATGCCCGCCAGTATGAACTAAATCCTTCTTCAGCAGCTGTCGTCCTGAGAACTGGTTACAAGCAACCAGTGTTTCACATTTCTGCGAAACCCAGACATATGACAGGTTTTAAGCAGCTTTTAAGGCTAAACTCTGAACGTTAAAGTTTTTAAACTTTGAACTTTGATCTCTTAGCTTTGACCAGCAACCCCGTAGGGCGTGCGTTTCATATGCCAATGAAATCACCGATTAAAGGTCGGTAAGAGTTTGCCTGCTGTTTTCCCACTTCGCTGAAGAAGGATATTCTTTAGTTACGCAACCACCACGGTCGCGTTCTTGAGTGAAAGAAGTCCGTCGAGTTGGCCGAGAATTGACTTGACCTTCTCAGTTGACTTAGCCAGATCGGACTCATTGATGCTGACCACAATGTCAAGAGGCTTCTCAGGAACATTGTCCCTCCCGTATGTAGGCTGCTGCCGAGAGACCTGCTGTCTTGCCTGCGTCAGGCGAGAGCGTAGGCCATACAGGAATTGTTCCTGTCCGGGAGCAACTTCACGACGCCATACCAGCCAGTCAGCAATGGAACGTTCATCACCTTCGATGGTGATCTTCGTTTCCTCATTGGCCTTCTGGATAGAACGACGTAGTTCGACAATACGGTCTTCGAGGTCGGAGATAGCCTGCTGCTCAGCTTTGACAGCCTTGACAGAGCCACCGTCCTTCTCGAGAGGATCTTTCATAGTCTCAAAACGCATCAGATAAGTAAGAACAAATTCACGCTTCGACTGGAGGCGCTTCTCAATGGTCTTGATTTCGGCTAGGGCTTCAGTAATCGTCATCTTTAATCTTTCTTATTGTTGTTTATTGGGCTTCTAGAGCCGGTGCCCATTACGGGATCCTTAGCACACCCTAGATGTGTGAGAGGCGGACCTTGATGCATCTGCCCGCCACATTATTACCAGACTGGTTCTGGTTGATCCTTAAGTCCATCCACTTTGTCGGCTTCATCGGGTGTGAAGTCCTTCTCAGGATTGAACTCAATTAGGTTGTCCACACGTACAGCCTCAAGGCGAGCAGCTTTAGCTTTGCCACCGCCGGGTGTACCGTGTTCGTACACATCAAGCTTCAGAGTGATGTCTGATCCGTTGCCAATCTTCTTACCATCCAAAGGCTTGCCATCCTTGTCGATGACCTCTGGAGGTGTGAAGGCTTGGACCTTACCACGCATCATCTTACTCACAGGACGTCGAAACTTGGTGTAGTAACCATCGTCATCCTTCTTGAGTGTATTCTTCATTCCTTCTGCCTGAAGGTCTCTGATAATCTCTAGAGACTTGGCATCGGGATGAAGGGTAGCGGACCAGCAATCCCACTGGTCGGGCGTTACAGCCCGTACCCAACTACCCTTACCCGAAACATAAACAAAAGTTTTAGCCATAAATATTAATCAATTTCCTCGATTGTATCGATCTCAAATGAGACGAGTTCAGAACCGTATGTGTCCTGAATAAATTCCTTGGTAAACTGTTCCGCCTGATCGCGGTCATCAGCTTCGGTGGACATTCCTTCACGTGTAGTCACAGTATAATCAATAGCATACATAGTCATTTGTTGTCAATATCCTTCAGTGTGTAACAGACCAATTTGTACCGATAGTGTAGTCGTGATGATCATCATTCCAATAACTTCCTGCCAATGGGCATTTCAAATTAAGTTCTTCTCCTACTTCTTTCAGACTGTCGGCTTGCATCTTAGCGATTGCAATGGCTACGTCCATATTATTCGGACACTCAGTCTGCCATTCATCATGAACAAAGTTAACTAATTTTGCGTCGTACTGACTAAGGGAAGGATGCCACTTTAACGTGGCACGCTTCATTACTACAGCTTCACCGTTTTGGAGGTAGCCGGACATAGCCAGATGCTTCCGGGCCCCGACGGTATCACCAGGGATACGAACCGCGCGTCCGTCAAGTCCAACGAACCATCCTCGTTTCGCGTCAGCAGGTATGATCGTTTCTTTGAGGTGGGCGAAGCCTTCATATCTAGCAAGGAGTCTTCCATAAGCTTCATCCGCAGATGCTTCATCGCAATCGAGAATTTCTCGTAGCTTTCCTTGCCCGGCTCCCAGTAATAGGGCGTAGATGTAACGCTTGGCTGCTGCTCTGGACTTACAGACAGATCCAAGAATGGATTGGTTAAGGCTGTGTGGGTCACTCTTATCCTCCTTCTTACCTTTGACCAATGCTTCAGTAAATTCAGGGTCATCGATGTAATGGGCGAATATTCGCAGTTGAATGCCTTCGGCATCCACGCCAACAAGAAGTCTATTCTTGGGGGCACGCCACAAAGACCTAAGTTCTTTACCGTACAGCTTCTTCTTGCCAGCGGTATCGAATTCATTCGGGATGTTAGCAGTATTGGGATTTTGGTGCGCCATCCGGTGGGTCCAAGCTCCGATGCCGTAGAACTTACCGTGGATACGACCATCGTCTTGGACTAGGTCCAGCCATTCGGTAAGAGTACGGCGTCGGGCTTCGAGCAGAATTCGCTTCGCTAGGAAGCGTGCGGGAGGGGGCGCATCTGCAGGGAGGGTGTCGAGGTTGGCTTCGTTTACTTTCCAGCCAGTCCTCTTCAGATCATTAAGCTTAGTATGTAACAAATTAATTCTTAAGTCAACCTCGGTAGAACGTTGTCTCTGGTATTTCAGCTTCTGAAGTTCACGCTCTGTCTCGATGTGCGTCTTAGTCTTGTCTATCGGCTTCCAACCAGACTCATTCAACACCTGAATGATTTGCTTGTGGCTGCTGGGATTGAAAGAGACTAGCTCCTTCAGTTCGTATTCCTTTCCAACTTCGTAGTCGGAGATATTATCCCATAACCGACGCGGAACCGACGTCTTGGAAATAGTTCCAAACTTAGTTGCCTTAGGTATAAACGTACGTAGTACTACTTCCTTAGGTTTAAATACTTCTAAGATATCTTTATCTAACGTACTAAGTTGTTCTTCAACGGACGTTAGTAAGGTTCTAGCTTTAGGTTCATTAAAGTAGAAACCGTTAGCTGTAAGGTTATTAACTACAGTATATTGGAACGTATGTTCGGTATTAATACTATTCTTACGTACGTCGTTAGACAGGTACCGTAAGTACTTAAGGTATATCTTATGGGTAATATCTACGTCCCGGATACAGTACTCTTCCATTTCTGGTGAGTACTTACTCCAGTCCGTAAACTTACCCTTCTCTAGTCCGAACTCTATTCCGTAATCTTCGACCGAATGTCCGGATCGAGAATAATCAACAAGTTTAGAGACGATGAGAGTATCGCAGCAACGAGAAAGAATTTCCACCCTGAGGCCAAGAAGATCAACGAGAACAGGCCAGTCATAACCGAGGAGATTATGCCCAATCCAGCAAGATACTTGCTCACTGAAGGCCAAGAACCTTTTACGTTCATCTTCGTTCTCCGTTACATGTCGAAAGATATGGTATTCATTGGTGTCTATATCCTTGCAGACTATTACCCAAATCTTATCCGGGTTCAGAAGTCTGTTACATTCAATATCCAAGACGACGCGCATCAATAAGTATCTTCTCTAATTCTTCTAAGGTTGCGTCACATTTCAGTCGGTTTGCCCGATTACTTATGACTCGAATATTATCTTTTGTATAGCCTTTTGTATTGTCAATACGATCTAAACTAGGACTGTCGTTGTGCCAGCCACTTCCCTCGTTGCGTTTTATAGGTATGTCCAACACAGGACATACATCAGGAATAATTATATCCTCTTTGTTTATGTTGAACTCTAGGCTGTCTCTTTTAGCGCGACATTTAGCTCCCGTGTACATCAGATACTGTTGACTCCGTGCGCGCCAGTCTCTGAGATAATCTTTTCTATCAATTACTACGTTCAATCTTCGTACCTAATACTCTTTGGATCAATCTTCCCGTCAACTATCTCACAGGATTTTAATCTGGCAAACTTCATCAGTTTGGTGTGGAATGCAAATCCCGGATTGGCTGGATCAAGACCGTTGTTGGAAGGTCTATGTCCGTAGTAGCTTTCAGGAT